ATACGGGGATATCCCAATCAATACATCCGGAGTGACTTGGCAGTCAAGAACATTAAACGGGGTGAATCGCTGGCAAACTAGTAGTTTCCCTGCCGGAGTTACTGCTTCTTTTACATCTGGAGCTGAAGGCGGTGCAAATTGGTACTTTACCTCTTCAACCTACGGTACATCGATAAGAGCTACCCAGTCTTTTGAATACAACAATACTTTAGACGTAAATATTGACATAACAAATCAGATTAAGGAGTTTTTAGGCGGGGGTCTTACCAATGACGGGCATTTACTTAAGTTCCCATCCAGTATAGAGAACACCAGTACCTACGGAGGGTTAAACTTATTTTCTATGGATACTCGTACTATTTACCCACCATGTTTAGAAATAAAATGGAGAGATTATAGTTTCAATACAGGGTCTTCTACAAGATCTACTGTTACAGCTACACCAATAGTTGTTACATTAGATTCAAACCAATATAAGTACGTTCAAGGAGCAATACAAAGATTTAGGTTGAATGTAAGACCGCAATACCCTGTACGGCAGTTTACAACATCCACCGTATACTTAAATAACTACTACTTACCTACAGGATCATTTTATCAAATTAGAGATCAAAAAACTAAAGAAGTAATTGTAGATTTTGATAATATGTTCACTCAGATAAGTGCCGATAGTACTTCAAACTACTTTGACGTATATACTTACGGACTTCAACCAGAAAGGTACTATACAGTACTAGTTAAAACTACTTTGGACGGAAGCACTTTAATTCTAGATCAAAATTTAACATTTAAAGTGGTCCTTTAATTTTGTATTTTGACCAACTTTGGGATATTTATAAACAACAACATCCAGTAAATACTTTATATTATGGCAGAGACTCTAATATCTCCGGGATACTTAACAAGGGAGAATGATCAATCTCAAATAACCCAGCTACCTATATCAGTAGGAGCAGCTTTTGTTGGGCCGACAGTCAAGGGGCCTGTACAGGTCCCAACGGTCGTTAGGTCTTTTAGTGATTATTTAGCTAAGTTTGGAGGCGCTTTTATATCAGGAGGCGCCACTTACTCGTACCTAACCGCTACAGCTGTATCTAATTATTTCAATAACGGCGGACAGACAGCGTTGGTTACTAGGATCGTGAGCGGGACTTACTCCCCAGCAACAGCTAGTATTTCCAGCTCAACCGTACCATCGGTACTTGTATTAGAAACTCTATCAGAAGGGGCTATTATGAATACCGGGACTGCAACTGGATCAAACGGTACACTGCTATCAGGATCTGCAGATAACGTTAAATGGCAAATAGTATCGTCCAACACAGGATCAGGAACATTCAGCTTACTTATCAGAAGAGGGGACGACACTGCAACGAACATTGTAGCCCTGGAAACTTGGAATAACTTATCGTTAGATCCCAATGCTGATAATTTTGTATCAAAAGTTATTGGAGATCAAGATATAGTATTTACAGGTACCCAAATTACAGTAACAGGTAGCTACCCTAATGCGTCAAATTACGTACGAGTCAAGTCTGTAATAGCAACACCAAACTACTTTGATAATAGCGGAGCACCTAGAGCACTCTACTCTGCATCACTTCCAGCACTTGCATCAGGATCATTCGGGGGTGCACAGGGTGGTGTAATTGCAGGAGCTGCGTTTTACGAACAAGTAACAGCTGGAAACATACAAGGAGTAAGTGGTACGGACTACGACACCGTGTTAACACTTCTTGCAAATAAGGATGATTACAAGTACAACGTCTTGTCCTTGCCGGGGTTAACCTACCAAAATGCACCAACCCAGATAAGTACAGCTGTTGCAAACACACAGGATAGAGGGGACGCTATAGTAGTTGTAGATCTTTCAAACTACGGCGAAACACAAGTAGCGACAATTAACAGAGCGCTTAACATAAATAGCTCTTATGCGGCTACATACTGGCCATGGGTAAGATTAGCGGACCCGGTAACAGGCCGTAGTGTATGGATGCCTACAAGTACGTTAATACCGGGTGTTTATGCATACAGTGATAAAGTATCCGCACCATGGTTTGCACCTGCAGGCTTAAATAGAGGTGCGTTAAGTAATGTATTAATGGTAGAGAAGAAGCTAGCTACTACGGATAGAGATGCATTGTACAGTTCCAATATTAATCCAATAGCTACATTCCCTAATGCCCCTGTAGTCGTATACGGTCAAAAGACCTTACAGAAAAAAGCATCTGCTCTTGATAGGGTGAATGTAAGGAGGTTGTTAGTTGAATTAAAATCGTATATTGGACAGATTGCTAATACCCTAGTATTTGAACAGAATAGCGACGCTACTAGGCTTTCTTTCTTAGGTAGAGTTAACCCATATCTCCAGAATATACAACAGCGTCAAGGTTTATATGCATTCCGAGTGGTAATGGATGAAACCAACAACACAGCTGATGTAATCGATAGAAATCAGTTGGTAGGTCAAATCTATATACAGCCTACCAGGACAGCTGAATTTGTAGTAGTAGACTTCAATGTCCTACCTACTGGAGCAACTTTTCCTTCCTAATTTACAATAACACATATTTATAATAAATTCATAAAATATGCCACTACTTGATCCAAATCAAATAATGTTCACCCAATTTGAACCTAAGCAAAAGAATAGGTTCATAGTTAAGGTAGAAGGAATCCCAGCATATCTTGTTAAAGGAATGGGCGCTGTTGAAGTACAGCAGGGAGTTGTAACCTTAAATCACATGAATATCTACAGAAAAGTAAAAGGTAAGACTATCTGGCAGCCAATTACTTTCACCTTATTCGACCCTATCACTCCTTCAGGAGCTCAAGCAGTAATGGAATGGGTAAGATTATCTCACGAATCGATCACCGGAAGAGATGGATATTCGGATTTCTATAAAAAGGATATAACTTTTCAAGCTATTGGCCCGGTAGGGGATATAGTTAGCGAGTGGGTAGTTGTGGGAGCATTTATTACAAATGCAAGTTTTGGGGATTTCAATTTCGATACCGAAAATGCTGCCCAAGAAATCACAATGACTGTTGACTACGACTACTGTATCCTTAATTTCTAATTTAAACTTTTAAAATATACACACCATGTTTCACAACAAAAAAATTACTAGAGACTTATTAATGGAAAGAGCTGGATTAAAAACAGCTATAGTTAAAGAAATGTACCACGACGATCCTATGATGGATCCAGAAGAAGTATCTGAAGAAGAAGTCACTGAAGGAGAGGTCGAAGAAGGGGAAGAGGTAGTAACTGATGCACCTGCTAAGGATACAAAGATTATGGAATTCTTACAAGGTATTGATAGCATCCAAGAACTAGAAGAACTCTACGACGGTTTATCTGAAAGAATGAAACAGATTTCAGAAAAATCTAAGGAAGATGCTAAGAGCATGGGCCGTTTAGCAAAGAGAATGAAAAGATAAAAGCCGTTAATACGGTAAGAAGAACCTGGTTCATTTTTAAGTGGATCAGGTTTTTTTATGTTCATATATTTAAAATAAAAGTATGGCAGAATTTAAGTTACCAACAGAGACTGTTGACCTCCCGTCAGCGGGATTACTCTACCCACAAGGACATGCATTAAGTTCGGGGAAAGTAGAAATAAAGTACATGACAGCAAAAGAAGAAGATATCTTATCAAATCCAAACTATTTGAGAGATGGTACTTCGATTGACAGGTTATTAAGATCCTTAGTAGTTACAGAGTTTAATTTTGATGATCTATTAATTGGCGATAAAAATGCTATAATGATAGCGTCTAGGATACTTGCTTACGGAAAAGATTATGAGTTCGAATATGAAGGAGAAAAACAAGTGATAGATTTATCTACGTTTAACTCTAAAGAACTCGATAAAACTCTATACGTAGCAGGTCAAAATTCTTTTAATTTCGAGTTACCAAATAGTAAAAATAAAGTAGTATTCAAGCTGCTAACTCACGGAGATGAAAAAGCGTTATTAGCAGAGAGTGAGAGCTTAAAGAAGATAAACAAAAATATCTCTAATGAAGCTACTTCACGGTTAGCTAGAATGATCACTTCAGTTAATGGTAATACCGGTCAAGAAGATATTCGTAATTTTGTGAATAACTACTTACTTGCTAGTGATGCTAGAGCATTAAGAAAATACTATCAACAAGTATCTCCAGATGTTGATTTAACAACTACATTAACTACTAAAGATGGTAGTGAGGTTCGAACAGACCTACCTATCGGGATTTCCTTTTTTTGGCCTGACCTCTGATTATAGAGCTGCTTTATTCCGTCAGATACACGAAATTGTATTTCACGGGAACGGTGGTTACGATTGGCATACAGTCTATAATATGCCAATTTGGTTAAGAAGATTTACTTTTCAAGAGATCTATAAATTTAACAACCCACCGGAAGCTCAGTCAGAGGGCGATATCCTCGAAAAAACAAAACAGAATATTAAAAGCGGTCAACCTACCGCAATAAAAATTCCCGATTACGTAGTGAAGGCTTCTAAAAAATAGAAGCCTTTCTATTTATAAAGAAAGATAGAATGGCAGATCTTACTCCAGACGACCTTAGGGAAATAACTAGTCTAGCACAAGAGGTAACGTAGCTAAGGAAAGACAAACAGCGCTTTCGAATATTGCTAAAAAAATCTCCGAACTTACTGAAAAAGATTTTCAAAGCAAACAAAAGCAAACTGCATTTTTTAAGGAAATCGATAAACTACAGGTTAAGAGGTTGGGGTTAGAGAGGCAACTTAAACAAGTACAGGAACTTAAAAAAAATGCTACAAGCGAGGAAAAAAAAGCGTTAACTCTAATTGCTAGAGGTCTTAAGGATAGCTTAATATATACAGAAGAGCTGTACGAGAATACTAGATTAATTGAGAGAAAATTCAGAGACATTGATAGATCATCAAGCTGGATAGAAAGTTTATCTAACCTTACACGAAGTATTCCATTAATAGGCCCGGCTATAGAAGACATAGCTACGTCTTGGAGAAAGGCTTCGGGGTACTTAAACGAGAATAAAAGCAATCTCGAAAAGACTGGTATAGTCCTTAAATCCCTGAGTGCTTCAGCAGCAGCATTTTCTAAAGAGTTAGGAGTATCGGTTGCATTATCTGCTGATTTAGCGAAGACAGGTGCCATACTAACAAAACGATTTGGGGTAACTGCCGACCAAGCTGCCAAGCTACAAAAACTTACTCTTGCCACTAATCAGGATTTTGAAACATTTACAAACGGGGTAATAGGGTCCGTCGAAGCATACAATGCTTTAAACAAGACAGCCTTTTCGACAAGCGAAATATTTCAGAGTATAAGTAACCTCGGTGCTGCAAATACAGTATCCATTAACCGATTTAAAAATGGACTTGTAGATGCAGCTGTAGAGGCTAAAAAATTAGGAACTACATTAAAAGGTATAGAGGGGATTCAAGAGACACTCTTGAATTTTGAACAATCCATCGCAGCTGAATTAGAGGCAGAATTATTAACAGGAAGGCAAATTAATCTTGAAAGAGCACGGTATTATGCATTAACTAACGACCTAGAAGGCTTAACAAGAGAGATAGCAAACAATGTAGGAAGTCTTGCGGAGTTCGAGCGGATGAACTACTTTGCACAAGTTAGTACGGCTAGGACATACGGAATGCAGCGAGATCAACTTGCTGAAATGCTTATGCAGCAAGAGGCTTTAGAGGAGATTAGAAAGCGAGGATATAAGACGGAAGAAGACTACACCAAGGAGTTGCAAGCGCAGTTAGACAAAGCAAAAACTAGAGAAGAAAGGGAAAAGGTCATACAGAAGTTCGGGGACACTGAATTAGCTAGAAGAATATCCCAAGTATCGGCCCAAGAACGTTTAAATGAGTTGCAAGAAAAAATCGCTACAAGTTTAGCGGAAAGAGTAATACCAACATTAGAGAGGGTCATGAATGGGCTAGAAAAGATTTTAAGATTCTTTGGAGGTGGATCTGCAGGACAGGGTATAGAAAATGTAGCAACAGGTGTTGGTACCGTTGCTGCTGCTGGGGCTGTTATAAAGGGAGGGCAGTGGGCAGGACAGGCGGTAAGATACATTAAAGGTAGAATTGCCCCATCATCTCCTGCTACTCCACCAACTTCCACTCCTCCAACCCTACCAACTCCACCAACCCCCACTCCTCCAACCCCTACCGGTAAATGGACATGGTCACAGAGGTTAGGAAGATACCAGTTCAGGGATGTTGCTACCGGTAGATTAATGTCAGCATC